TGGTCAGTATGTCGGCGCTTTGTTCTATGGTTGCCCCGAGGCTGAAACTTAAAATTATATTTGAGGTGAATTAACGATGGCAAGCAAACCAAATACCGATCTTTATCAGAATCGTGAAACTATAAGCGATTTGATTCGCGAGTTCATGGTTCCTAACATGCCCATGCTTTTCAAATATCCTTTCAAGGAGATAAGCACTCAGGCAATTATTGCGAAGAGGAAGAGTTATACTGCGGATACAGATCCAAAGAAGATTGAACCCTCCCTTGGTGGAACTCGTGAAACTGCGTGGAATAACGTCTCTATCACAATGGGAGAACAGGTTCCTATTAATACCGCAATCAGAAAGGCCGGAACCGCGTTTAAGAATGCAGATCTAAATAATCCCGCCTTTGAGTCTGACGTAAGAGATGTTTATACCGAAATGGCTTGGGTTATCGCCGATCAGATAAATTCAGACGTGTTTTCCCAACTTATTGCTGGAGCTGACGCATCTACAACCAACATAACCGCAAAAGCCGGTGGAGTATGGTCTGGAGCTGCCGATCCCCTGGGAGATATTAGAGCAATTGCCCAAGATATTCGCGCAAATCGTGGTTTTAAACTCGATACAGTGGTCGTAAATGCAACAAACTATTTCGAGTTCTTTGATCACACGGAGACGCCGGATAGCGATATGGACTATGTGAGAGAAAAAGTAGCCTCTCAGAGACAGTTCTATGAAATGGTAACTTATATTAAGAACATCGGATGTACTCTTATCGGTGTAGATGAAGGTATTTCCGAGTCTAATATCCTTGGAATTGGTACGTACATGGGCACCCCATGTTATGAGACTTTCTCTTACCATGATCCAGATTACAATGTCCAACCCATTGCGGACGGTGCTAATCAAGGTCTCGGAGCTGCTAATATTCCCCTGAATATAAATACTTTCGATTCCGTTGACGGATTTGAACACAACGTCTACTCTTGGGTTGACTCTGTAACTCACGTAGCCAGACCGAAGGGCATTCTCTATAAGACTAGCGTAATTTAAATGCTAGTCTTCCTATGACTATTTTTGGAGGAACTTATTTTCATGTACGAAAAGAAAAAGAAAGAGGAACCAACTGCAACTGAACCACAAACCAAAGAATCCCTTAAACAGGATATCCAAGTAACTAAAGCTCAAACCTCTACCGGTAATTATATCTTACGTCTTGATGGACTCGTGTCCCAGATCCAAAAAGAACTCGAAAAAGTTCCTGCCGGTGATATCCCCGTAAAGGTGCTTCATGAGGCCGCAGACATTCATACTTTTGGAAGACAGACTTATTTGTTTTTCATGGAAAAGTCTAAGAATCTTGGCGAGAAGATACTTCTGATCGATGCCGTGGGACTCGAAGAGTTGAGTAGGAAGGTTACAGAAGTTTATGGGAAGTATAGACTTATAGATGTAGTTTCTCAACCTGTAAACAAGAGACCACAGAGTAAGAAGATTTATCTTGCAATATTTGTTGGATAAAAGATTCGTGAGTAGATTAGAACCACTAACTTTCGTGATCAAAATCGGAATTCGCTTCCAAAAAGAGGTTGTCCGTTCATGAAGGTTTAAATTCTAATCTATTTTAATAATAAAGGATGACCATAAATGACTGTGGCGACTGTAGATAACTATGTGTCAGTTTATTGGAGTACTTTAAAAGCTTCATTGGATGCAGTTGACGACGCTATATATACTGATCTTGTTGCCAACGCCGCAGTTAGCCTTGAGTTATTCGATCATTCTTTCTTGACTACCGCCCAAATTAATCAGGCTCAGGCGCTATTGGTGTGTATAGATGCCGCGGAATTTTTATCTATAGGAGGGAATAGTAATGAGAAGTACTATAGTTCGTGGAAAGTGTATGATCGCACTCTTAAAAAAGACATTGGACTAGATCCTTTTACTGGGGCTTTTTGTCGCCTTCTTAAAATAACTTTCAAAGAATATAGTAGCAAAACTTCCGCAACCAGAAGTGTGATTTATACCAAAACCAAGAGCAATAGCATATATCTTTCCCAAAATTTGGACCAGCGAGCCCAGGTATTTAAGGATTACGAATTGAGCGATCTTGCGACTGAACGTAAATCTTATCCATTGGATAATCGTTTTCTTTAGACTTTTATTTTTTTTTAAAAATTTCGATCGACAACTTTATATACTTTTCCGTCTTACATTAAGAATATATTAGGAGGACTATTCTATGAATACCAAATTGCAAGAAGAATCTTTTACGTTTAGACTCTCGGGGATTATCAGGAATAAATTAGAGGCTCTCGCAGGAAAAGAAGGAATGAGTACGGCGGCGTATTTAAGGCACTTTATAACGACCGAATATGACAAGAAGATAAATATTTAATTTTTAGTGAAAATTTATGATAGAAAGAGTTTGTTTATTTTGTAAGAAAACTTTTAATGTCCGACCAAGTGTAATAAAAGATGGCGGAGGTAAATTTTGCTCAAAACAATGTTTTGATAGATCTAGAGAAGTTATTATCAAATGTTTGTGTTGCGGAAAAGAGTTTTATACTAAGCGATCAGAAAAAGATAGAAAATTTTGTAGTAGAGAATGTCGAATGAGGCACGCAAAAGAAAACCGTGACCCGGCGCGGTATCTTAAATGTTTACACTGTGAAAAAGAATTTTATGTTAAGCCGGGCGAGATAAGTATTAGAAAATTTTGCAGTCATGAGTGTTGTTATAATTATAAAATAGAAAATTATGATCACTTACAACACGAAAATAATTGTATATGTAAACAATGCGGGAAAGAATTTTATAAATATCCATCAGTGATTAAGGTTTGTGGAGATCGTTTTTGTTCTAAAGAATGTCACGTCAATTTTCAAAGAGGCGGAATGTCGGATGAAGATCGTTCCGTTAAATGTTTAAATTGTGGAAAAGAATTTCTTGCAAGTCCTGCGGAAATCAAAAGAGACAGAAGGTTCTGTTCTAAAAAATGTTTTTACGAAGAACACGGAAAGATTGAAAAGATTTGTGAGCACTGCGGTAAAATATTTTATATAAGGCCCAGCAAAGAAAAAGACGGATGTGGAAAATTTTGCTCTAAGAAGTGTTTTTACGATGAACATAAGAAAATAAAATTAACTTGCGAGGTTTGCGGGAAGGAATTTTGGGAAGGTTCAAGTCGAAGCGACGTAAGGAGATTTTGCTCAAGGAAATGTAGTATTGAGGGAATGTTGATCGGAGATAAAAATCACAATTGGAGGGGCGGAAAACGCATTTTATATTGTGAATTATTTAATAATAAATTTAAAGAGAAAATTAGAGAAAAATTTGATAGAAAGTGTTTTATTTGCGGCGAACATGAAGAGGAAAACATAAAGAGACTGAGCGTGCATCATATTGATTATTTCAAAGCGTCGATTTGTCGAGGTAAAGATTGGGCGTTTGTTCCACTCTGCATGAGTTGCCATTCTCAGACGAATTATAACCGTTATTTTTGGTTTAACCTTTTAATAAGTTATTGGACCAGCAATCCTGAAATTCATCTAAACGATGGCTTCGGGATCTAAACTTTTTATTTAATTCATTTTTTTAAATTTTGTATTTAATATTAACATATTAAATTAATCATAATGATTTTCCCCTTCGAGCAATCTTCTTTTAAAAAACCTTCTGGTGTTGAACGATTGATTCACGTTGGAAGTGGCGGACCCACAAAAACTGCTATTTGCATAGGAATAAATAAATATCCACCAGGATATTTATCATTGACAAAATGTGTAGATGACGCAAAAGCGTGGCAGGCTCTTTTAACTCAAATGGGATTTAAGTGTACTATGCTTTTGGATGAAGCGGCAACTAAAGCGAATATAATATCTACTATAACCTCTGTTATTGCAAAAAACCGCAAGGCTGGATCATTAATTGTTATTACTAACTCTTCTCACGGATCTCAAGTAATAGACACATCTGGCGAAGAACAAGATAATTACGACGAAGTGTTATGTCCGACGAACTGGCCCCAGTTCATTCGGGATGACGATTTACGGGGAATTTTTAATGGTCTCGCCGATAACGTTTCTCTGACAGTAGTCCTTGATTGCTGCCATTCTGGTACTGGGTCGAGGGATATCGGTTTTCTTCCCGACGGAGTTTTAGCTATTCGGTCCCTTCCTCCGCTTATCAGAAAAAGAACAAAAAAAGAATCAACTTCGGTCTCCCGTAGTTTCGTCGTAGTCCCTACTCTAAATCATGTTCTTGTTGCAGCTTGTAAAGATTCTGAAGTTTCTTATGAATTAAGCGTCGGCGGAGCGCTTACTTATTATACAATTCAAGCTATAAAACTTGGTTATAATAGACAACAAATGATCGATTATGTACAATCTAAAATTTCCGGATTGGGTTTAATCCAAACTCCCCAACTTGAGTGTACACAGACTGCAAAATTGCAGCAGCCTTTATCGTGAGGTTATCATGGATGACGAGTTTATTTATGCGGAATTAAGAAATATTTCAACCA